CGTAATTGCTAGAATTAACTTCACGACCGTCTATTGTCACATATACACTTCTTATATCATCAATAAACGCAGAACTAATCAATGTCGCAGTACTCTGTCCATATTCAGTTAATAACGTAACCGAGTCTGCAACATATTCTCCGCCAATAGTTAATAAATTGTAACCTACTTTACCGTTAACATCTTGAGGCGCAATATACAATTCATCATTCATAACGTAAAATTGAGAAGAGGTTGTAAAGAAATACTCATCAACAACTCCACTGCTAGGAGGTTCATATATTCTATCTAACATCTTTCCTTCGAAATTTACAGTTATATAAATTGATTCTTCTAAAGGTACTCCCAATTTAAACGATGATATAGCGTTTGCACTAATAGGGACTATACCGGACATTGCAATCGGCGACGATTTATTTTCTTGAGTAAACACATTGATAGAAACAGATTCATATGTATTACCTTTAACATGCTCTTCCGGTGATTGACCAATATTTTGAGATATTAATCCACTACCGTCAATAACTAAATCACCAGGATTAATGCCAAGGGCTCCTACAAAATTTCCAGAACCGTTCCACGACCCTGCACTTATTTCAGTATCTAATTCATCAAAACTAAAGTTATCTTTCCAAAATTCTACAATTGGATATCCATACAAATCAACTTTTATTTTGTTTGTTACATTTGAATTTAGATTAAAAATTTCAACATTATATGTGTTATTTGAAGTAGTTGAAACATTATAATAACTTCCATACAATAGATCGTTTACATATATGGTAACCGTAGAAACACTGTTAAATAAAACATTTGTGTCATAGGCCACTGTTGAAGTATTAGATACTAAATTTTCAAAAGAATAAATGTTGTAAAGAGAATTTACATTAACTTCATTAAATACCGCCGGAACAGTTACCTTTGCAGTTACACCTAAAGTTTTTACTGTTGATGTTGTCAATAATGTAATAGCGTGTGTTCCGGTTCCTACAGCAGTAAATCTATCTGTTCCAGAATTAGTAACAATATATTTTCCGTCAAATCCTAAAATAGTTCCGTCGTCAACTCCGGATATTTCTATAATAGAACCACTAGTTATTTTTCCATTAAAATCTTCGGTAGTAAAAAATACTATATTTCCTTGAGTAGTTAAGGAATCAGATATAATTCGTTTTAATCTGTATTCAGAATTTGCAATAGAAACTGTTTTAGTAGAAGTATTAACAGCAGATACTACTGCATCACTTCTTATATGAGATGTAGAAGTATTTGTTAATAAAATTTTCTGACCAATACTTACACCTTCAACAGAATCTAGATAAAGAACTGTTCCAGAATAATTTATATTTTTAACTAATTTAGCCGAAGTATAATAGTTAACTAAATTTGACCACGCTGAATCGTTATCAAAATAACCGTAATTCCATGGTAACGAATAACCAAAATTTAACCCTTGAATTACTGTATTTTTATATTCTGCTCCCGACATCAATAGCGGGATTTCTTTACCTACCATATCGTCCGTTGGTTGATAAAATTTGTTAATTCTATCAACAGCATGATAAATTGATATATTTTTCTCGTAGGTAATTTTAAATTTTTGTCCTAATTTTGGAATATAATTTAAAAATACAAACTCACAATATTGACTTGTATAATTATTAATATTTTCTGTAAAATATTCAATTGTATAATCAGTTGAAAAAATAATTTTACTATCCAATAAAGGAACAATTTTTGATTTATTCGGTTGCGCTAACCATGTTAATCTAAATCTATTATTTCCAGTACACTCAAAAGTTTCAGTAATTCTAGAACTATCTATTTCTTCATTAACTCCAGTTCTATCAAATTTAATGCCTAATATATTTTTTCTAATATAATCATTGCCTAATTCTACCGAAACCTTTGCAGGTTTTACAACATTTGGGCCGCCACCGACTATAGTAACAGTAGGTGGTCGAACATATCCGCTTCCAGGATTTGAAACTAAAACTTTAAATACTCCGCCATTTCGAATATATGCTTCTGCAGTTGCTCCACTGCCTGTATCACCGAGTGCAGGAGTTATAACTACCGTAGGATTCTGTGTGTATCCTTCTCCGTTGTCAGCAACTAAGACATTCTTAACATAATATTTGTAATTGTCAGCCCACCATTTCCAAGGATACTCAGTAATCTCACTACTTGTCAATCCAACTAATTCATAACTGTTTGAAACAGTATTAAAATATGCAGGCAAATCAAAATCTGTAGATACACTATTTGAAGTTTCATTTGTTAATGAGTATTTTGATGTGTAAGATCTAATTTTTGTTCTATATGGTTTTACTTCTCTAATATAATCTTCGAAATAGTTTTCGTTGTCTAACCTATAAACTGATTTTTGATCTAATTCGCCAACTTGATTGTTAACAGAAATAAAACTAGTTTTAAATACCCAATCTAAAAGTTTTTGTTCAGTAAATGCATATCGAACTGCTTTAAAGAAGAATAAATTCCAATTTATTTTTAGATTACCTACAAAAATATCGTCTTTTAGGGCATATAAAATATGATTTAATTCTTGATCAGGAATTTGATCATATAAAGTTTCTTCCAATGTAGCAGCGTCATAGGAATAATTAGATTCTTTAAAATTCCAAATTTCATCAGAAATTTGAATTGTTCCATTTTGGCTATAGACAATTTTATATTGTAGGGCAAAATCTCCTATTTGATCACTATCTAATTTTTCTAGAATTATGTATCGACCATCACCTACATTATTGATTTTTACATAATCACCCGTGACAGTAGAAGACGCTATCGGCAATTCTGTTGGATCTTTTAATACTACTGCGTAGTCTTTATAACCATTGTAATTTTCGTCTACCCAATCTACATAATTCCAATACAACGGAGTATTATAAGATTGTGTCTGAATTCTTGTCCAATTTTTAAATTCATAATTGAAAAGATGTTTAGTCCACCTGTTTCCGTATTCTGAATTTGTTCGAACAATCGTCGTGTGCCCTCTTATAATAATTTTTTCTGAACTATCTAAATTTCCTAGATAATTTTTTCCAGGGTTAGAAATTATTACATTAATAACTCTTCCACTTCCGTCAATTTCAGATAATAGTTCGGCACCTTCTCCAGAACTAGAAAGTATTTCAATTTTTGGAGGAATGCTATACCCAAAACCAGGATTTATAATTTCAACACTAACTACTTTTCCATTATATGTACTATAGATTAGTTCTGCTTGTGAGAATTTAGAAATATCAATTTGATCTAATTCTTCTAAATCATCAACAATAAAATCATACTCTCTAGATAAAATATCTGGTATTTCTTCTTTCTTATTTAGGTTAGTAAAATCATAAAACCCAGTAATTTTATTTTTTATTAGTACAGAATTAGTAAACTCAACAAGATTTCTTAACGCCAATAATCTATCTTTAAACATTGATTGACGAGGTCTTATTTCTATGCCATACCTATTTCTTACTGATAAATTTAAATCAGGAACTGTTTGACCTAAATCATCGTGACCTAATAAACTATCAAATAACTTTTTAGTTAACGTGGTAGTTGGGACACTGTCTTTATTTCCTTCTTCTAATAGCAACCATTCTGTATGTTTAGGAATATTATTATTAATTTCATCAAATGAAATGTTTGAATTAATTCTATCGCCGACTAAAATTGGTTGAACATTCGCAAACGAAATAGCATTTTGAGACAATATCGATGCAAATCTTATTCCATTTGCAGCAGGATCTAAAATCAAATTAGCAACTTGTATAGCACTGATTCTTCTATTACGAGAATTAGGTACAGTAACTTTATTTTTTACCCAGAAATAATAAACATTCTCAAAAGAATTAGTAACATTGTTGAACACCTGTTTAACAGACATTACTGAATTATCTGGATATTTTGGTTGTCCGCTAATTCCTTTTGTTAATCCTTCATTAGTATCTGCTTGCGCAGCCCATTCTGACGGCAATAAATCGGATTTAACCCATTCGTAAATATCTATACTTGATCCAGGAAAAATTTTACCCCAATTATTTTTTCTAAATATTTCATCGCCCTGTTCATACCATAGATATTTAACAGTACTTAGATCCCACCATAAATCACCTATATGGTCATCAATCCAACTAGAATTTGAATCTACAGAATTTAATGCAGTTCCTATCGAATACATTGCAGGATCAAACGTAGATTTGTATTTTAACTCTTGTTCTGCTAATCCTATAATTTTTCCTTTTACAGGATCAAAAATATCTAGATACTCAATTATTTCTTCTTTAAAAGAATCTATTAATTTAATACTTTTGATTTTTTGAGAATCTACTAGATTTGGTTGATTTCTTAAAACTTTCCAACTGTTGATTGAAGTATCTAATTTGTCAAATTTAAAGAACGTAGAATCGTCTAGAGAAGTAGCATTTTTAATCCACGGTGCGCCTACAAGAATAAAATCATTTAGAGAAGACACAGAAAAACCAAATCTACTTCCTTCTAAAATTGAAGAATCGCTTAATTCTTCAGATTGAATAAAATATCCATCTAAGTTGTTGAAAACATAAACAGTTCCAGAATCGTCAACAGGTGAAATAAATTCTGTGCTTCCTTTATCAAATGTTGTTTTTCCTACATTTGAATTTTCATCAAATACATAAGTTGATGATCTATTTCTTCCAAGAGCGCCTACTGTTAAAATATCTTCATTCTTGTTTAGAGAAATACTTACTCCAAATTTTAAATCTGTAGTAAACGATGGATTTTCTATAATTTGATTTAAGACGTAAGTTCCAGTAGATGTTAAATTTGTAGCAGAATAAACTGCAATATTTCCAAATGTACCATCACTATTTTTTATGTCAGGAGACGAAATTAATAAGAATTTTCCTGACGATGAAACAAAAATATCAGAACCAAATGTTCGATTTTCTTCAAACGGAGAATATATAACTTGCTTTGAAACTAAATTTTTATTAAAAATTTCCACCAACCCTGTTTTACTACCGGTTGTAAATCCAGGTGCCGAAACTGCAATAAAATTTCCATTATCGCTTCCGGATATTTTTTCACCCCACTTACTGTATTGAGTAAGTATTACGGAAGAAGTTAAAGATATACCAGCGGTATGTTGAACTAAACTTATTGCGTTAGAATCAGTAGAAGTAGTTAAATGATATGCAAACACAAATCCAGTTGATGTATTGTTAACTCCATCGCCAGGTGCTCCAATTAATACTGTCGTAGCAGTTGATTTGTTAACTTTATCAACATATATTGTATTTCCGAATCTTAAATAATTTGCTTTAGCAGATGTGTTAGAGTAAGAGCCTGGAGCAAGCAATATTGCTACAGTTTCTTCCTCTTCTACTGTAGATTTTTCTCTACTAATTTTTACTAATCCTTCAGAAATAAATCCCTTAGAACTTCCCGTGCCCGTACTAAAAGAAATTGTTCCAGTGTTGTTAGTAATAATATTAGATGCTTTAGGTGCTCCAGCAAAAATTAATTCTTTACCATCATCATAATTTAATGTATATCCAAATTCAGAATTTGTCGATGTACTGCAATAAATTTTGTTGTTTGAATTTAAAATGTATTCGAACAACTTATCTAATATATTCTGTTTTTGGTTGTAAACCCATATTCTTCCAACACTATTAGCACTACCGCTGTTCCAAGATGGAGAAGAAACTAAAACAACTTGAGAATTGTCTCTAGCATAAATTGAATACCCTAATTCTTGTCCAAAAGGATTACCCAAAGAATTAAAATAGGTTCCTGTACTATAATTTTTAACTTTTTCATAGACAGACCACTTTTGATCAACTTTATCTACCCAAATTTTTTCTCCGTTTTCAAATTTATATAATTCTTTAAACTCTGAAACTTTTAAAAAATCTTCAAATCTAACTGATTGAAATTTAAAAATACTACCTAGTTCAACAAGATCGTCGTCTACAATCGAAGATAGAGTAGAATCAACTGTAAATTGATTTAATTTTGGTACTGCTTTAACATTATAGATACCGTTTACTTGATCATTAAAATTAACAACGGAAACAATATCTCCAATTTTTAAATCATGAAATAGATCACAAGAAAATGTGATATCAATTCCAGGTGAACTTACAAACACTCCTGTAATTTTTGCTGTTTGTTTAGAATACCTGTAAACGTCCCAATTTCCATTGTCTAAAAATCCTATCCATATTGTATCTTTTTCATTTAATAAATTGTTGTTTGCAATATCAAGAATACTGTTAGTGTTGTATGCTGTTACATTTACATCATCGGGTCTAACATAACCTGCTGAAGGAAATTGAAATAAACTTTCGTCTTGCACTTCATTTTTACTAATCTTAAATACGTCATTTATTTCAAAATTTGTAGGCTTAATTAAAATATCTTCTGATAGAATATAATTAATTAAGTTATTTTTTTCTGCAGGAACTTCATTGCTAAACTTAACAATATAAGGATTTTCTAAAGAATTTCCTTCATTTAATTTAAATTCTACTTCTTGGAATGTTTCGTATCCACCATAATGACCGACTCTAAATGCCCACTCTTCAGTAAAATTAATACTTCCTTTTCTAGCATAAGATCCAACTTTTACAATTTTATCTAATGCGTTTTTGGTTCCTTTTTCTTTAATGTAACCTTGATAAAATTTATACTGAGTTGTTGGGTTAGTAAAAATGTTATTTAAATAAGGTCTCTCAGAGTAACCTATTAGGTGTTGCGCTAATTGTTGTTGAGAGATATCAAAATTATCAATATCTAAACTGTAAAAATCTTCAAACTGATTAATCTTATAAGAAAAATTAGGCAATAAATCTGGAGAAGGTTGTTCTCTTAATTTCGACCATTCATTAAAATTAAAAAATTCACTTCCCACAATTTTAATGTTTGATTGATAATAAACTCCATTATACCTAACAATTGAACCCGGCAAGTAGGAAACAAATGGTTTCCAATCGCCAACAAAAACTTCATCATAAACAAATCCCGGACTAAAGAAATCACCGTTCCAATTTGCTGTTCTAAATCCAGAAATTTTTAATCTTCTTTGTCTGTAGCCGGTGTCTAAATCATAAATTATATCATTGAATAATGTCCTATTATCAAAAATCATTGCATGTTCTTTTTGTACAGTATTCAATAATGCAAAAAACAATCCTTCTTCAGTGTTAACAGTTTCGATGACACAAATACCATCATCTCTAGATAACTTAATATTTTCTTTTGGAAAACTTTTTCCATCTGCTTTTAATAAGTTATATTCATAAGAATTATAATTGATATCATCAACTATAGAATTCTTATTTCCAAATTTTAAAGATTTTGCAAAAGGACTAATTGTTATGAGATTATTATTACTCCAATTTTGAGTTGTCCAAAATAAAAATTCTTTCGCGGAAAATTTCCAATCTAATATCTCAGTTAGGTCATTATCATACTGATCAAATATAAAACCATTTGATTCTAACCAACGACTGTAACCTAAAATAACATTATAAACTTCTTGAATTGTAGAATACATTGTTCCATACGGAATACGAACAGACCTTGATTCAAATAAAGATGGGACTAAAACAGTAACTCCGCCTTTTACTGGTAATTTTGATATTGGTTGGAATAATGTAGGATCAAAATTTGAAGAAGCATTATGACCAACTTTTACTCTATAGTATGAATTATTGTATCTAACCAGTTGACCTGATTTATAATACCTAGTGGTATTAACGTTGGCTGTAGTTGTATCAGAAAAAGTTACACTAGAATTTGCATTACCAGTAATGCTAGACCATTCAGTAAACGGTTCTGCAATCCCTCCGACCGTAACTGATTTTGAATTTCCAGATATAATAGCAGGAAAAATTTCAAAATATGGATTTGATTTATCGTATCCTTTAATTAAAAATTTTCCATTGTATTTTTGAATTACAATACCAGAAATTCTAAATGATTGAATTGTATTACTTTTATTTAAAATAAGGTCATAATTTTCAGGAGGTAAAATGGCGCCCTGTGACATAGAAGAAACATCAACAGTGTCCATAATCAATTGAATTTTGTTTTTACTTGTAAATCCTCCCAATTTATGAAATAGATTAAAGTCTAAGAAAGACAAATCATTTTTTAAAGTGTTTAAATAATTGAGATTTTTCAATCTACCATATTCTATAATTAAATTTCCAAATCCAGAACTTTGGTTATTTTCATTATCTAAAATTAACTTATTTGGGTTCAAATATAAATCATCATTGTATAAAATTTGATTTAATTCATTAATAGTTGTCCTACTAACATCAAACAATTTAGAAGTATATGAACAAGGATCAAGTAAGGCCGCTACAATGTTTAATGCAAAAGGCCAAAGACTGCTTCTTCTCCATGCAACTTCTGCAGGACTGAAATCTCCAAATTTCCAATCTTGTTGTTTTTCAAATATAGAAGATTCTGATACTAAAAATGTATCAGGAGATTTTAAATTTCCAAATTCATCTACCGGTATAATAGATAACAATCCAGATCTTGCATAATTTAAGTTATATCTATTTTCTCCTCGAATGTATCCATTACTCAAGTCTGTCCAAAGCAATACATTTGAAGATGTATACGGTGCTAATCCGTAAGTAGTTGTCCACCAGTTTGGTCTTTCATTAAAACCCAACATTTCCCACGGTGTTAAATGAGGCTTATCTGTATCATAAAAATACTGGTATATTCCTCGCCATGAACCGCTTACATTTTTTGAAAATAAAGTATCAACAGTTGTTGAATAGTTAAATGTAAAAGGATTTGTTTCATCAAAGGTTGTATTTGACGAAAAATTAACATTAAATTGATTTGTCCAATTTATAAATTCTTTTATTAAAATATTATTAGAGTCGTCGATTGTATATCTGTTGATTCTGAAAGCACCAGAAATGACAGAATTCATATCAAACAATTTAGAATTGTAACTTACTTTGATATTGTTATAAATTCTTTTTTCAAATTCTAAAATAATTTGATCCCTGTAATCACCATATGCCTTTGTTAAACTTCCATCGTGTCCAAGTATCATCGTCACTGGACCTTGTACATAAGAAGTATCTTCGACTATTGCAGGTTTAAATTTTGGATACAACCCCAATTTGCTAGGAGTCGGTGGCACAAAAGATCCTGTGGTGTCGTTATAAAAATAAATTTTAATTTTATCTCCAGTAGATAAATTTGATAATATTTCTACTGTCGAGTCTAACGAATTTATTTGATAATCTTGACCGTTAATTAGTAAACTATCATTTACATACACAGAAAGTGCATTAAAACTTAACTTTGTATTGTCAAAATTATCTCTAATAGGGTAAATTTTATTAACTACGATACCAACCGTAAATTCAGTAACAATTTTGTCTTCACCATAAGGTACCATATCGGACCTGTAAAATAAAGAATCTATATTGTTGTTTCTGTTAATATACTTCAGTGCAATATCTAATGCTTCTGCAGGAGAAAACTGACTTTCAATCTTTCCTAATGTGTCAAACAAATTTAATTTATATTGGTTATATAAGTACCCAACAAATCTTAAGGAATCTAAAACATTATGATCTTTTTTTGCTAAAAATAATTTTGAATATACTAGCGGAGTAGAATTAATTATAAGCCTTGTACCAAATTTTGAATAATTGCTTAAATCTCTTAAATTGCTTTTTCCCGGAAATTGTCCTTGAAAATTTGTAATTTTTGGTATCATCGATCCTACATGATCTGATAATTCACTTAATGTAAAACTAGAAATTGGACCATTTAATGGATTGTTAGTTAAGTTTAAAACAGGTTCATAAAATCCGTTGTTGTTTGGAGAATTATTAGAAAATATATTAAAATAAATGGCATCATTTTCTTTTAGCGGCTGTGAAAATGTGACCGTTGCTGTTTGATTAAAAGAAACTGTAGATTGAACAATATTATTGTTAACATAAGAAATTACTTGAGTAGATGTATCAAAAGGATAATCTAATGATTTTAATTCTATTGTTGTTGTATTTGTTTGAACCGTTTGATTTTCAACAATTGGAATTTTATATCCTTCCGCCGAAGACCAAACATTAACTAAAAAGTTACCTAATTTTAAATATCCTAATGCAAGACTTTTTTGAGAAGTTACGTTATCAATAGTAACATTTATTGTATCAGTAGTGAAATAGTTTTTAAAAAGATAGTTTCCTATTCCCGAATTATTATTCTTTAAAGGAAATCCTAAAATTGAATCAGAAATTCCACTACCAATTTCGTAACCAAAAATCTTTGTTCCCGAAAAATCATTAGTTATTTCTTGTTTAGTAAAACTAATACCATTTTTATCAAACAAATCAAACAACGGAGCATCATTTATAGAGGCATGTTGCTGACCAAATTTCCAGTTTTTATCGTCAGCACTGAAATACCATTCAGTTCCTCCATAAATATTTCCAAGATTAATTGCTACAGAGTCTAAGTCATTAGGGTTATAAAATTCTACTAATTTTATCACAGTAGAATCTAAAAACGGATCATAATTTATAGATTTAATTAATTCATCGCCTATTTCTTTAATCCAAGTCGACTGGCTTAGATTGAAATACCATCTAGATTCTGATTGAGAATTTCCATTTTTAATATAAACTAAATCTCTATCTTTTGTTTTATAAAATTCAACTAATCTTAATTTTAGAACTGAGTTGTCATTGAATTGTTGAACTCTATAAATAATTCCTCTTTTGGTTAAATCAGCAGCAGCATTATAAACCACTAATTGATTTTCTAATAAGGGTACACCGTCTATTGAAGAACTAACAACTCCATTTAAAAGTGAAGTTAAATTTGTAGTTGCTGTATCAATTAAGTTAATTTGAATTCTATTTTTAAATTCAATGCTGTAAATTTTTCCTTTTACATTTTCATTTAAATCATTGTTGAAAATAACTTTTTGTCCGCCTTCAACTAACACACCGTCTACATAATAACCGTATGTTCCATCAATTTGATCAAAAGCGTTAGTTGTTATTGTATCTATTAAATCAACATTGCCAATTCCCTTAACACCATAATTGTATAGTTTTAAATTTGCTTTAAATTCTATAATTGGTCTCTTTGCTTTACTTTGAACAGGATAAATTGGTGATTTATTATTAATCAGAGCAACAGTCTTAATTACATCTTCATGAAACCATCGATTATATCTAGTCCAAGGATTTAAATCATTGCTAGATTTATTAATTGTGATATATTCGGGTGTTCCGGGAAGTTTTCTGTCGCCGTCAAAGGGCAACGAATCAAACGGTGCATTATCAAATTTTTCGTTAAAAGTTTCTGCAAAATTCTTATTAATTTCTAATTTGTCAAAATCAACTAAAACAATAGAATCTCCTACCCCTTCAACGATATATTCTCTACCAACGCTTATTTCAAATCCATTATAAGTTTCATTTTTACTAAATGTTAATTTCATACCATTGGATAATTTGTATCCATAACTAGTAGTATAATTTTGATTTCCTAAAATAGATGGCAAAACATTTGAAGACAAATTGTCAATTAGTATTGATTCAGGACCCGACGGTAACCAGTAATAAAAAGAATAGTTGATTAGTTTATCCCAGTCAATTAATGGATCGTATGCACTAAACTCATTTTTAAAAAGTTTATTATGATCTTGTGTATTTCCACCTTGATTTTTTATTTCATTTAATAAATCATCATATGCAATAGCATCTTTTACATTTGACAGAGAATCTTTAATAATTAAAGCCGGCTCTAACTGATAATTTCTTCTTAATGGGGTATCTTTTTCTAAATAAAGATCTAAAATTGTATTATAATTAGGTGTTAATTTTGAACCAATAAATGCATTAATTCTTTCAAGTTCGGGCTCTTGAATAAATTGATCAATGGTGCTAGATAAAAATTTAGAATTTTTTTCTGATCTAATATATTCAGGAAGAAGATTTACGGTTTTTCTTTTTTCTGCCATTTTAAGTTCCGCTTGATGTTACAATATTCGAAGATGACTTTAATTGCGACGCAGTTATAGCACTTATTACTTCGATATCATTAATTGATACTGAATGAATAAAAAGTTCATTCGGTTGACTTGAAATTTCATAAAAACTTCCGAACCCTGAATTACCTTTTGGTACTATAACAAAGTTAGTTATGTCTGGAGTTAACTTGTTCATTACGTATGTAGAAAGTTCACTAAAATAAAAAGTTTGTCCAAATTCCCAATTTTCTAAAGAGAAAAATTCATTTATAGCATTTAAAATTTTAGTTTTTATATCATTATCAGTTATTAGTCTTTCGTTATTTTTTACTGCTTTAAATGTTGCTTGCAAATTAGGATCTGCTTTTTCTCCAAATAAAATTTTATACTTTACAGGATGAAAAATAATTTCATCACTAATAGATTTAATGTTGTCTAATTTTGATTTATAGTTTTGTTCTAAACTTTGCGTAGTTGGCGCAAGTGGTTCTTGATTAACCACTCCTGATAGATATTGTCTAAATTCATTATCATACGAAACTGTTAAAAGATATATATCAATAATATTTGATTTACTCGGATCTATTCTTCTATTGTTTCCACTATTGTGTGTATATTGAAACTTTAAATCAGCCCTTCCTGATCTTCCTATATAGTTTTCGTCAAATATCAAAGTTGAAGTTTCTGTAGACCACTTTTTTACCACATTCTCGTTTGGATTATAAAAATAAAATAAATCTCCATTATTAATCGGTTGGTTAATTGGATTCAAAAGATAACTATTCCAATTATCTTCTGATTCAATAGCATCTCTTACATCTGTAGTTAATCTATAAATGCCATCAGAATCTAATTTAAAATAAACAAATTTATTATCGCCGACAATTTTATCAAAAGAATCAGGATCTTCAATTTGACCTAGCGTGTTAAAATCATAAAAATTTATTTTAACTTTTCTAGGATTTACATAGCCATCTTTTTCTATTGTAGGACTTTCAATTTGCCATAGAAAATCATTACCTAATTCTCCAGTAATATTTGAACTTTGTACCCAAACTCCTGACATTTTTTGAAATATAGTTCCATTAGTAGTGTTCAAATAATAAGACCCATCCTGTCCAATAGTATTAGAAGGATTTGTAGGGCCTCCAAACCATTTTGGTATACCTGTTGGAACTGAATTTACCGATAATACATTAATTTTATCTTTTAAAACTGTATTATCATTAAAATTGTAATTCACAGAAGAGTTGTCAACAAAAAATGCTGTTTTTTGATTACTTTCAAAAACAAAATTTAAAGTTCTATAAGTTACTTTATATTTTTTACCAGTCCATACAAATGAAATTATCCAACTTGAATCTAATCCTATATCTTCGATATTATTTTGATTTGCTAACGAAAATGCATCTTGAAGATTTAAATTAGAATTTAAAATAAATTGCCATTCCCTCGAAACAGAATCAATTGTTAAACCAAAATTTCTTTGTCCTAAACAAAAATTAGAAATTTCATTTTCTAAACCAAAAGACAGCAAATTGTTATACTTGGGTATAACTTCTGTAGGAATAGCACTATTTGAATTTGTACCGTCACCGGGAATTTTTGTTGAAAAAATTATAGGACCAGTGCCGTCGTCGAGCGCACCAAGCCCACCGTTTGAACCATCTAATACTACCTGTTTTACCATCGACCAAAAATATATTTTTCCACCAGATGGAATAATATTTGATGTTGGAATAGTCTTAATGTTGTTGTTATCGTCAAAATACTTGCCGGTAGGAGCAATGAATTTTACTAAAGCACCTGGAGTTATATATTTTAAATTAGATATAGAAAATGTTCCAACTGAAAAAACTTGAGATCCTAAATTAAAATATCCTCTACTTTCGTTAGGAATTTTGTTAACTTCGGTCCATCTTATACCTAAATATGCTAAATCAATTTTAGAATACTTGTCTAAATAAAAATTTTTTAATTTTGAACTATTAACAATAGGCGCTAATTGATTTTTAATTACAGAAAGTATTTGAGATCGGCTGGCAAAATCAAATTCAAAAAATTCTTCTATTTCTTCTTTATACAAAATCCCGTCATCTGCAAAAATGTTTGTTTGACTATACTTTCCTGTTACATCAGAAATATCAAAATATTTGCTTAATCCACTAGAAATTCTATTAATACTTTTAACTTTTAAAATATCAGACCCGGCATTTAATGGAGAAATGTTATAATCTTCTCCAGTAATCATTCTATTTTGTGTGTAATAAAGTTGAGGTGCTTTTAACTGTATACTAGCATTTGATTCTGGGCCAGCACTATTGCTTACCGTATATTCAAGACTTAGCGTTAGTTGCAATTCTTGAGACTGACCAAATGAATTAAAATATGGAATAGTAATAACTACTCCAGACATCTGCTCTGGTTTAATTATATAACTTAAACCATTGCTCTGTCTGTAAAATAATCGAAAATCTCCTTTAGGTAAATCTCCAAAAACGCCATCAGCAAAATTTAAATCAATTTGATCATCATTTCTAGTTGATACAGCATATATAGATCTCAAACTTTGATTTAAACTATTATAAATTACGTTATTTCCTAGTAATGCCGGGACTTGAGTCCATAATGTACTATAATTTCCGTTTTTGTCTAATTGCCATAACCAAACATCAGAATTATTAATATTAGGAGTATTAACGCCAACAATTTCATTAGGTACCGGATTATCTAAACTAAAGTTCGCCAAACTTAATGTTCCTTGTCTAAAATGAACTAAAAATCCTGTATTTGGACTAGCCGAGCCTTGATTGTCATTTTTATAAATTAAACTAAATGATTTTCCAGGTGCTGGCGAATCTTCATAAATGTACGATTCTCCTGTAAAAGTACAAGGAACAATTTCAAAATTCATTGACACCCCATTAATAACTTTTGAAAAATTAAAAATAGGCACATCATTATTAGAACTGTTAACTACATACCTTTCTGTTAACGCTCCAGATATTGTATCTCTATCAACTGGATTGCCAAACGCTGTAGTCATTGCAGAATTCATTATGTTGACAAATTGCTGATACCAATCTTGATTTGTTGGATCGTTCCACGCAATAACTGTGTTTGCTAAATTTACACCGTTTGCATCAAAAACATTATCTGTAGTAGAAATAGCAGTAACTTTTAAAAATCCGTTTGCTGGAACATTTCTTGCAGGATTATAACTAATTAACTGTGCTAATCTTAAAATACTCTCACGACGTTCAGCAGTTTCTAAAAAGTTTTCTCTAGCATTTAAGTCAATTCTAAAACTTAAATTTTGGCCAAGGTACGCAATTAAATCAATTAACGCAATGTATTCACTACTGTCAATGAAGTCATTAAATTCTTCAGGATAATTTTCACGAAGATAAGAAATCATTACCCTTTTAAGGGTTTCAAAATCATAACTTTTAAAATCGGCATTTTTAAAAGATTGGTATACTTTTTTCCAATCTTCTGCCACTAATAATTTTGTATTTGTAGATGGAATCATAATTTTAACTCGATACCATATTTATTTTTAAAATAAACTGCATACTTTATTCTGCAAGAAGGCCAAGTTTTTGATCAAACATTAACCTCAATTGCGTACTTTGATTTGTCTCAGTTAAATTCAAAGTAATTTCTAATAAAAATCCCTGTTCGTATTCTCTTATATCAATCTGTGTAGGATATGTTCTAGGATCAAAAGTACAAATTGTTTTTATATCATTAGTTAACAATTCTCTTGTTTCTTCAGTTAAAGGTTCCATTAATAAATCCCAAATTATTGTTCCAAACTGAGGATTCATCACCCTACTACCTTTTCTAGTATTAAAATGATTTAAAATATTTTGTTTGATAAGATCATAATCATACAATTTTGATCCAAAGTTTAATGGGTTAACTGTACTAAACCCTTTATAAAATTGGCTTAATTTATTAGTATGAGTTTCTCTGTAATTAGAAACATTAATTTCAATAGTTTTGTAAGGCATAATAATATTTATTTTAACCTCCAGACCCGGTTCTTATAGGATTTCCCTGACCATCTGTTACAATTCCACCAGAGCCTGTTCCTAAAAGTTGTCCTTGCAACTGACCTAAAAAGCATTCATAAAAACCTTTTTTCTTTGCTTTAATATCAGCAGTATTATTTCCAACAGCCTTGCAAGCGGCTTCAAAATAACCAGGATTAGTTTGATCTAATTTAACTCTGTCTAGTAGATATATAACTGCGGATTCCGCTGCAAGATCTGGTCTGTTTAATAGTTTAGGATTTTTAACTAAATCCCATTTCATTAATTTTCCATATTTTTCATAGTTGGCTCGACCGGTTATTTGTATATAGCCTCGGCCAATAAATTTTGTTCCGTCACCAGGTTCTTTATTTCCTAATTCTCTACCTTTTGCGCCTTGATACCCATATAAAAATTCAGGTAAACTATTATTAGGATTTCCTGCATACTTTTCTGCAAGGCTTCGATCTCCTTTAAATATACTAGGAAACACTTGTAACAATCGATTAGCAGTATAATTAAAATTTTCTTCTTTTACTTCCCATAATGTTTCTCCTCCGCAAATCCCCAATAACGAAGCGACTGCATAAGGACTTTTTAACCCATATTTTTCTGCGGCAGTTTTTAAAGCATCTATCCCAAACCCAGATGTTCCTTTGTTAATTGCTCTAGCATATTCAATTGTACAAGTTCCCGGAACAACTACTGGAGGGTTTGTTGGTTCAACTGGCGGTGTATTTTGACTTACTTGTCCCGATGCTCGAGCAGCAGCAGAAGCAGGATTTGGAGGGATTCCGTCGGCTGTTCTATCTGCCAATGTTACATCTGTTTTGGGCGGTTCTACTTTTGGAGGATTAATGTTTTCGTGTTGATCCCACGGTTCGTGTGTTGGAACCCTCTGCATAATACTTTTAATATCTGGTGCTTTATAAAATTCTCCGTTTGACCAACCAGAGTTTGCTTTTCTATTAGGTAAAGTGAATAAAGGCAAATCTGGAGGAATTGCTGCATTTTCTGCACTGCTAGGTGCGGCAGCAGCAGGGCCATTCAAATGAATTACTGACCCGCTTGCTATAATTTGTCCGTTGGCGCCTAAATTTAGTGTTGCAGCAGTTCCTATGTTGATATTTGATTCTGCTCCTATATTAAAACTTGCGCCCGCTGTTTCTTTAATATCACCGGCGACATTTAAATTAAACGAATTAGCAACCGAAACTTTAGCCACTCCCCCAATCGTTTTATCATAAGTTTTCGTAACAGAAATTTTGGCATCTTTATCAACATTTAAAAAATAATGGCCGACAATATTTGTTTCCATGTTTCCATCGGCCCTAATGTGTATGTTGCGACCTGCTTCTAAATTTATATCTCTATCTGCTCTAAAATTAAAATCATTTTCAGTATGAATACTAACACTATCCTGAGCAAAAATATCAATCTTACCGTTACTAGTTAATTCAATCCATGCTGTACCTTTACTGTTAGCAATGTAGATTAAATCTTGACTATTATGCATTAATATTTGATGCCCGGTGCGTGTTCTTAATCTTACTAATTCATTTTGACCATTAACATCCCCGTCATCCATTACAAAAGTTGTACCACCCAATCTGCTTACAGGTATCCTTGCTTTAGATTGATATCCAATTTCTCCACGTTTTGCACCGGGGCTATCATCAATGGGCCCTGGTGTAGATATTCCGAATACTCCGCTAGGTATTTCTCTTCTTGCAGAACTAGACGTAACACCTCTTGTAGTATCTAGTAATAAACCTTGTTGCAATAGCCTATCAGCAAAAGGATGAACAGGTTTGGTAAATTTGTCAACACTTAAAGAAAACTTTCGAGAAGATTTATGAAATTCAGCAACTGGTAACAAATCTGTACCGTATTTTCTTCGTTGCTCGTCCGTAATAGCAGATTGTTTTGATGCTGCAATTCCAGGAATCATGTGATTTTGAAACATGTCAGAAACACAACCAAACCAATATCCCTGATTAGGATCCCCGTCAATAAACACAACCATAACTGTTGATCCAATGTCCGGAGGTACTGCCCACCATCCGTAACTTTTTTGAACATCGTTAAAATCAGAACTGTTAGTGCCTTCGTATTTTATGCTTGTATTTCCTGCAAATGGACTTAAATATCTAACAATATATGTTTCTGCTTGAAGATCAAAATCTGGTGCTACACCTTTAAATAGTGCAACTTCTAAACTTCCCATATAAGTGGGATCTAGGTGATTTCTAACCTCTGCTAAAAAAGGGCCGGGCGACCCTAATTTTGCCGAGCGTCTTTTTTCAAAATTTGCCATATTATTCTTCCATTATTCTAACGGTGGTAGTCCTAATCTTTTTCTAATTATTGGATCATCACCTGTATAAGGAGGCGCATTGGGATCATTTAATTTATTAAACAGTCGATCAAGTGGACTTGGAGAAGATGCATTACTTCCAAATTTAGACCCAACTGATCCTAATATACTTTTATCTTTTACAGATTTACTTCCTATTTGATTCGAAATTAATTTTGACGAAGTTTCATACTTATCTTTAATAATAGTACTATCAATTCTATTTTCAGTCGAAATTAAATTTTTATAAGGATTAATTTCAAAATTTTGAGGGTTATTTGAAACTTGACTTAATAAATCTTCTGGTACAATATTCGTTGACAAATTTTTAAAACTTCTAGACCCATATAAGTCTGCAAGACCTTGCACTCCTTTTTTAGAAACTACAGATCTTGCATAACTTTTGTCAATCTCAGATAAAGGATTAGGTGCAACAGAATATGGCGCAGTAGGAGGAATATTTGGAATCTTGCTCGACGGCAATATATCAAACGCTAAACCTGTATCCACGGCTTGTTCTAAATTAACATCAGAGGGAATAGATTTTGATAGGTCTTTTATTTGCCCTAAAACTTTACTTTGTAATTTAGGATCAATACCAGATAAAGAAGAAGGATTAATTCCTACGCCGGCAGCAACTGCTTCTGGATCTGCAGGACCTCCGGCAAAAGATTTAATTTTATCTCCAACTTTTCCAACAAACTTTCCAACATCATTTGCCATTCCAGAAACTGCATTTAAGGTATCTTTACCTAACTTCTTAAAAGGCTCTACTGTACCTGAAAATTGATTTTCAGGCAAACTAGTATCAGCAGGGTTTGTTATAGAAACAGTTGCCCCCTCACCAATTCCAGAACCGACATTAGATTGATTTTTAATAGATTTTAATGCAGAATTAATAACTCCTGTTGCTAATAACCCTATAGCTCTTTCTTTAGGCAAATTTCCAGTAAGAACATTTGTAGCAATTGCCAATGCTGCTGCAGAATCTATATCTCCCTTGGCTCGATCAAATAAACCACCAGGATTAATAGAAGGTTGAGGAATTCTTGAAACTGCTGGTACTATATCTTTAGCCTGTCTAGAATTAATATAAAGTCCTGTAACACTGTTTTGCATTCTTGATCCTTGAAAGATTGCAGATGAAGGAATGTTATTTGACATTAATCTAATGTTTGATGAGACATCAACTGGCAAAGGTTGTCCAATAACAGATGATCCTGCAAATAATCCGCTAGGTCTGCCTGCCAGTCCATAGGATCTAGTTAAATTAGTAACAGGAGTACCACCAAGACCACCGCTGGGAGGTGGAGGGGGTGGAGGAGGTGCCTCTTCTTGAATTTGATCTGCGGCAGTTGTAGCAGAAGATCCTTGGCTAAGTTGTTCTGCTATCGTTGCAGAACTAGGTCTAAAACTAGCACCCCTAGCAGTTGAAGAATCAGCCCTAACTTGATCAACAGGATCACTTGTTTGAACTAACAGCGTTTTTGGATCAGTAGGTTTTACACTATAATCTAATATTTGACCAGGTACTCTAATAACACTTAAAGTTTGTTTAAACACACCTTCTCTAAAAGTACTTAAAATTTCAGTAACTTGATATGATCCACTAAAAGGTACTCTATTTTTATCAAAAAACATAGTACCTCCGTTTTCTAAAGGTAAAATATCAATTGGATTTCTAAAATTAATTGTTATTAAAAGTTGTCCGTAAAGATGATTCGCTTCGCCATTTTTATTTAGACCTCTTTTTTCTGGTTCCAAATTTATATTGCCTATACCGCCGGTTATTAAAAATAATGGATCGCCTAAAATTTCTAATTTTCCATCAACAAGACTTGCTTTAGAATTAACTACAGCCTCATGCATATGTCTCGCCATAACAGAATATGGATCGTCTAATGGCTGACTTGCATTACCTCCATATGCTTGAACTGGAGTAATTGCTATCTTTTTAGGTGGAAGAGGAACTTGCGATTGTTTTTGATCTCCAACAGTCGGTGATTCTGCTCCAATTTTTTTACCACCATCACTAGTAGATCCAAGTTGAGAACTAGGCCTTTTATCATTAGCCATAGCAGCAGGTAATGCTTCAAAAAACAATGTATTAAAATTTAATCTAAAATTTATAACATCATAGTTTTGACCAGTATATATGTAATTATATTCTCTTAAACTTAATTTTTTAAGTTCAGATTCATTAATAATTGCATCTGAATAATTTGGTATTTCTGTATAATGAATCTTATATGGTGAAACAACATATGTAATATTTTGTGCTGGTTTTTTTGTTACTTTATTAATTCCGTTTTTTAATGTTACTTCTATTCGAACCGTAAAATAATCAACCATTCCAAACTGGTCTGGAATATTTGGAACTTTTCCTAAGAAAGCAATTAAATTTTTTGTATATTCACTGTCTCTTATAACTGACGCAATAACTTCGTGAACGTTTGCGTTTTCATTAATATGAATTACTGATTTAGTAGGAGTTAACTTTGACCCTTCAGGATTTCTAGATTGATCCTGAGGAGTAGGTTGAGGATTTTGTTGCGGAGCACCTTCTACCTTATAAGCAGTAGGCTGAGTTGTTTCGGCAGGATCTTCCATCTTATATAACGCATTTTCTTTCATAACTTTGACAAAAATAGATTTTGCCAATGGACTGTCATCACTATCTATCCATCCTTGTTCATTATCAAAAATTTTAAACTTAATAAAATATTCGTCAATTTGTGTACTATCTAGTCCAGCATTTGTATCTTTATACATTTGAACTGTTTGCGAATTTAAATTTTTAATAAGATTATATAAAATTTCTTTAACTGTATTTCCTTCGGATTTGAGAGGTTTCTTAATTTGATTTGCTTCACCAAAAAGTTTTTCGTTTGCAGGCACAGCCTCGCATCTATAACGAGTTCCTCTTTCAGTAATATCAACTTCAATATTTGAAAATGTTATAGGAAAATATCGAGTAGATTTTGGAACTGTTTCTGGATCTGAAAATTCGTTGCCATCTTTATAACCTTTAAATTCTAATTTTAAAATAAAATTTGCTTGCACATAACTTGTATATCCTGTTGCAATAGAAGTTACATAAAGAGCTTCAAGAAATCCATTTACACTATATGGTTCAATTATTTCAAATTTGATTGACGTAGGCATTGATACATTTGACTGTTTACTAAATGATGCTACTGATTGAATTTCTACATTGTCTATAAACATGTCAAATCGACCAGGACTGTCTTTATTAAAGCCTGCGACTGTAGATGATGCACTATAATCTGTCACAGTAATGTCTTTAGTTCCTGCAACTACAACTTCATTTCCTTCCATTACTGTAATCTTTTCTTCTCCAACTTTTCTTTCGATACCTGCAACGTTAGTTGAAAGACCTGTGGTACCTTTACCTCCAGATTTTAAAATTACAAAATCTAATTCTCCTTCACTTAATAGTTGTGGATTTGAAAGAAATTCTTTTTTACATCCGGCCAATGTCCAATTATATGTAACTGATCTATAATTGTGAAGGATATTTTTTTCACCGGACTGAACAACTTCTTGTTTGTTTTGTTCCTGAAATTGATTTTCTTCAGAATTAGTATTTCTAGAAATTTCTGGAGAATCATATACATTATTTTGAACATCTATCCTGGAAGACATATTAGATACCTAACACTCGTTGAATGGTTGTTATTTTAGGAAGATATATATTTGTGCCTGCCCGCATATCAAAAATTGGATCTTTAATTTTTGCTTTATTTCTTACAGAAAAAACCCACCATAACTTTTCATTTTTGTACAAATCGTAAGCCAATAAATCTGGCCTATTTTCGTATGTCGAGGTAATGGTGTATAAAATATCATCCTTTTCTGCAGGTATATCTCTAGGAACATAGGTATCAAGATAACCATTTGATACAGATGTCAAATAATAAGGACTGTCTTTAGAATACAATGCCATTATACAAACCCTTTAGAAGATATAAAATTCGATTCATTGTTAATATATTTTGTAACACTGAAATCTTGCATTTCTGCTCTACTGTACATAGGTATACAAGTAACAGAAATTGTTGAGACAACAGGAACTGAAGTTGATCCAAAAATTTCATCATCGACGATTGTAAAATAATCAACACTATCGGGCAGTTCCATCCTAACACTACCTATGGCTACCGGCACATTATCAAGTATAAATTTTCCATGTGCTACGAGCCTACAAACTGGAGGAGGACTACCGCTGTCAGGATCCCCTGTCCTTCCTCCAGATCGCATCCTTGTCAAGGATTTAAGAAGATGCATAGTCGATAGCAATACCAATGCATCGTTTTTTGATTCTACAGTAAATTTTCCCGAAACACTAATATTTCCTATTGAAGATTTTTGATAAAAATTTATCTGAAAGTTAGAGTGCAGCGGTGTTGCCGAACTATAGTCTGCTTTTAAATCAAACTGAATGCTAGGGGTATATGGAAAAATTACACCTTTAAGTGTTCTCAATGCGCCATTTGGCCCTGAAGTAATTTTTGTCCAATAATTAGGAGGAACTAAAATTTTAACTCTAAGATCTTGTCCTAATTTTTTTCCTCCCACATCATAAACATTGACAACAGGATCGCCTTTTTGTTTTTTAGGCATAGCACCAGGATCTCCTGCAGGAGTCGGTCTAGCACCGTAGTCAACTTCAGGAGTTTCTTCACGAGGCAAGTTTCTTCCTGCTCCATAAATGTCAATTTCTGGAGTAAAAATTTCTGCTGTTTGTTGCCTGGCTTGTCTTGCATTGTCTGTTCTACTAGGCAATGTTGTTGAATCTATAGAACTTCTAAACGCTTCATACTCAGCCTTTGAAACTTGCTTTCCATTGATAGTATAAACTTCAGTGCTCATTTCTTTTTTCCTTATCATTGTATTTAACCAATAAATAAACCACCCGTTTAATGGTTGACATTTGCAGTTTTTATTAATACAATCAACTACAAAGGAAAAAACAATAATGACCGACCCAGTGTTACCGACTTTACGAAAAGTAAAATATTTAAATAATAAAGATTTATTAGCAGAAATCCATAAGAGCAAATGCAGTTTTTCGAGTTTTACTAAAAAAGAATACAGCCAACATGATATAATCTTGTCAAATATAGATAAAATTAATATTCGATCAATAGCAGAAGCAAAAAGAAATCGAGCAAAAAGATTAGGTTTAGAATTATTTTTAAAATTAAAAACCGAAGGAGATAAAAAAACAAAACTTTCGGAATGTATCCCAAATTATAAAACTATTCCAAAAACAGATCTAATATTTAGAATAATGACATTTGATCATATTCCCCTGTCTCCGGGAAGAAAAAAAACAACAAAAACTACCGCAGATAGTCACGATAAAGTTAATTTTCCCCCGTTCCAACATTGGAAATTTGATGAAAACGACGAATTAGTGTGTGTCGGTAAAAGCCATTGGAAGGGCACTTTAGAAAAAGGAAAATTTTCAAAGGATCATGGAAGAATTACTGAAGAATTGGGAAAGATGTTCTTAAAATTAAGTGAACGATATGCACAGAGATCAAACTGGCGTGGTTATACTTACGTAGACGAAATGAAGGGACAAGCCATACTACAACTAAGTCAAATTGGGTTGCAATTTGACGAAAGCAAATCAGAAAATCCTTTTGCATATTATACTGCGGCAGTAACTAATAGTTTTACTAGAGTGTTAAACATTGAAAAGAAAAATCAAAACATTCGAGACGACATGTTGGAAGAAGCCGGATTAACTCCAAGTATTACTCGACAATATCAACACGAATACGCAGAAGAAACTGCAAGACAGGCCGAAATTTATAAAAATTTTAGAGCACCTAAAACCAAATCGTTAGAAGATGAAGAAGAACCTGGGGCTTGACTTTTACTCTTAATATATTTAAAATAATACTAGGAGAAAAATTATATGAACCTTTTTAAAAAGGTAGCCTGTTTTACAGATCTTCATGTTGGATTAAAAAGTAATTCACCGATACATCTTAAAGATTGCGAAGAGTTTATCGATTGGTTTATTTTAGAAGCCAAAAAAAATAATTGTGAGACTGGAATATTTTTAGGGGATTGGAGTCATAATCGAAATAGTTTAAATCTTGTAACACTAGATACAAGTATTAAGTTATTAGAAAAACTCGGATCTTCTTTTGAACAATTTTTTTGGTTTCCGGGCAATCACGACTTATTTTACAAAGACAAAAGAGATGTCCACAGTTCTGCCTTTGGAAGACATATTCCAGGCGTCACTGTAGTCGAAAATGTATGCACCATAGGTGATGTGACTTTAGTACCGTGGTTGGTAGGCGACGAATGGAAAGATATCAGTAAAATTAAAAGTCGATATATGTTCGGTCATTTTGAACTACCGTTGTTTTACATGAACGCCATGGTTCAAATGCCAGACACCGGTGAATTACAAGCAGAACATTTTAAAAATCAAGACTACGTTTTTAGTGGTCATTTTCATAAAAGACAAAGTAGAGGAAAAGTGCATTATATTGGTAATGCATTTCCTCATAATTTTGCAGACTCTTGGGACGACGAGCGCGGTATGATGATACTAGAATGGGGAGGTGAGCCACAATATATAAACTGGCTCGATTGTCCCAAATTTAGACATGTTAAACTTTCAGATTTAATTGATAAGAAGGATGAAATTTTAAAATCTAAAATGTACTTAAAAGTAAATTTAGATATCGATATTAGTTTTGAAGAAGCAAATTTTATTAAAGAAACTTTCACTAAAGAACACGATATTAGAGAAATAAGTTTAATTCAAGATAAAATAAATCTTGAAGGGACTATTGATGACAACCCAGATCAAAAATTTGAAAGTGTTGATCAAATTGTTTCAGAACAACTAGTTAATATTGATAGCAAAGATTTTGACAAAAACGTTTTATTAAAAATTTACAACAGCATATGAAAATAGTAGACTGTTTTATGTTTTTTAATGAATTTGAATTATTAAAAGGAAGATTACAATATCTAAAAGATCATGTCGACTTTTTTGTTCTTGTAGAATCGAACATTACACAAAGTGGTCATGAAAAACCTTTGCACTTTGCAGAAAATTTATTTAGGTATAGAGAATTTTTAGATAAAATTCTCTATTTTCCCTTTATTGTAGATCGAGAAAAGTTTAATTATAATAAATTACCTTCCTGGGAAAGAGATTATGACACAGGGCCGTGGCAACAAGAAAATGCTCAAAGAAACTATATTAGCAAAGCATTAAATTTATTCGATGACCACGATATTATTATGATTAGTGACCTTGACGAAATTCCTCATAAAGAATGTATTAACATTGCCAAAGAATATTTTTCTAAAGGTTGGGATAGATTAGCAGTTGAGCAAGATCATTATGCATATAATTTTAGACAAAAACAGGTTGTCCCAATAAGAGGTACTACAATCAGCACTAACAAAATTGTTAAAGAACTAAGCCCGCAACAACTAAGAAATGAAAAATACGGTTATGGTTTAATTTCTAGAGGCGGATGGCACCTAACTTATTGGGGTGATGTAAAAACTATTCAATATAAAATCGAAACATTTGCTCACCAAGAATTTAATCAAGACAAATTTAAAACACCCGAACACATCAAAGAAAAAATTTTAAAAGGTGAAGATATGTTCAATCGAAACAATCCTTATGTAAAGGTTGACCCTGAAAAAGAAATTCCCAAAGATGTTCTTGAAATTTTTGGTGAATTTGAAAGAAAAAACTTAGAATCAATCAATGTTTAAACTAAAAACTATTACTGTTAAAAATTTCATGAGCGTGGGTAATCAAACTCAGGCAGTAAATTTTAATAAAGATCATTTAACTCTTGTGCTTGGATCAAACTTAGACCTTGGCGGAGACGATACTGGTTCAAGAAACGGTACCGGTAAAACTACAATTATTAATGCATTAAGTTACGCATTGTACGGCCAAGCATTAACTAATATTAAAAAAGAAAATCTTATTAATAAAATCAACGGTAAAAACATGTTAGTTACTGTTGACTTTGAAAAAAACAACGCACACTATCGAATTGAGCGTGGCAGAAAATCTAACATTTTAAAATTGTTTGTTAATAACAAAGAATTAAAAGCCAAAGATGAAGACGAAAGTCAAGGAGATAGTAGAGAAACTCAAAAAACAATTGAAGAAATGCTCGAAATGAGTCATTCAATGTTTAAACATCTTGTTGCCCTTAATACATACACTGAACCGTTCCTTGCAATGAGAGCGGCAGATCAACGAGAAATTATTGAACAACTTCTTGGAATTACTATTCTTTCTACAAAAGCAGAAAATTTAAAAATTGAAATCAAAAATACCAAAGATAAAATTTTAGCAGAAAATTTAAAAATTGAAACTATTAAAACATCAAACGAAAACATACAAAAAAGTATTGATAGTTTGCAATTAAAAAGTAATCTATGGGATACTAAACATCAACAAGAATTGGAAAGTTTAGGTCGAGCCATTGTTAATCTCGAATCAGTAGATATTATTCAAGAATTAGAAAATCATAAAAATTTAAAACTTTGGGAAGAACTTGATACAAAAATTCGAGGTCTTAACAAACAAAAAGCAACCCTAGAAAGCGCAGTTATACAGGCTCAAAAAACTAGAGACAAATATGTTCGAGAAGTAGAGTCTCTATCTAGTAAAACTTGCCCGGCGTGTGAACAAGAGTTGCACGATCATAAACACCAAGAAATGACTGCAACTGCTATGAATAATTTAGCCGATGCACAAACTTACTTTGATAAGGTAGTAAATGATTTAGAAAAAATATCAGAAGAAATTAGCGAAAAAAATGTTTTTCCTAAACCTAACACATTTTACGAAACAGAAGCAGAAGCACTGGGACACAAAAATAATCTCGATAATTTAGAAAAATCTTTGTTAGAAAAAGCAGACGAAAAAAATCCTTATCAAGAACAAATAGATGATTTAAAGAAAACTGCAATTCAAACAGTCGATTGGACTGCCATTAACGATCTAACAAAATTAAAAGATCATCAAGAGTTTTTATTAAAATTATTAACTAATAAAGATAGTTTTATCAGAAAGAAAATTATAGATCAAAATTTAAATTACCTAAACAAAAGATTAACCTATTACATTGACAAGTTAGGGCTTCCTCACAAGGTTGTGTTTCAAAACGATTTAACTGTAGAAATTACTCAATTAGGTCAAGAATTAGACTTTGATAATTTAAGCAGGGGAGAACGAAATAGACTGATCCTTTCAATGAGTTTTGCTTTTAGAGATGTTTGGGAAGGACTGTACCAAAGTATCAATTTGTTGTTTATTGATGAATTGGTTGATGCAGGAATGGACTTTGCCGGCGTTGAAGCCAGTTTAGCGGTATTGAAAAAAATGGCCAGGGATAGAAATAAGAATATATACTTAATATCTCATAAAGATGAATTGATTGGACGAGTTAACAACGTATTAAAAGTAACAAAAGAAAACGGATTTACAAGTTATTCAAATGATATTGATTATGTCGAACATTGAATTAGAAAAATATAAAAATTTATACTCTCAACTAATTTCAGAGTTTGCTACTTTACACAATTCTCACCAACTCTTTATAAGAACCAAAGGTAGAGATCCTGCTATGGTTTCTAGAAGGAGTTTAAGATCTATTGCAAAAATTGCTAATGAAATGAAAAGACAAGGTCAAAAAGTATCACAAGAATTTATGGCAAACAAAAGATTAGAAAAAATTCGTCTTAGAGAAGAAAAAGCAACGAAAAAGACGAAAAAACATGACTTGGCTATATCAAAATAATACCATAACAGAATTACCCGAAGATTGTGTAGGCTTTGTTTATATCATTACTAACAAAATAACAAATAGAAAATACATTGGCAAAAAATTGGCAAAATTTAGTAAAACGACCTACAAGACTGTAAAGTTAAAGAACGGCACAAAAAAGAAAAAGAAAATTCGAAGCAAAATAGACAGCGACTGGCAAGATTATTATGGCTCAAACGAACAATTGAATAAAGATGTAGTACAACTAGGCACAGAAAATTTTATAAGAGAAATACTTTATTTTTGTAAATCTAAAGCAGAATGCAGTTACATTGAGGCAAGAGAACAATTTTCAAGGCGAGTTTTAGAAACAAACGAATATTATAACGGGCATATACAAGTCCGTGTCCATGGCTCACACATATTAAAATCTTAAGGCACTTTTAAGCGGTAAAGGCTCAGCGTAGGCTAATTTCTTATGCCCAATACCTGGATCTCGGATCGCAGGGAACGGAAAACTCTCGCCGCTGTGAGTACTCAACCACTACCCGAAAGGATGAGGATCGCTACTAAGCCCTGCGATTTGGTTGTTTGAAGAGGATTGAATAGGCAAAAAGAAGGGTAATTCCCTAACGGACATATAGGTGATAGCATGCCTAGATGCTCCTGCCGTCGAATAAAGACGCTGCTCGTGGTACCGGTCGACCGCCACTGTAATGCAGTAATGCTATGTGACTGTGCAACTCAGATGATGTTCAGTTATTTTTTTGCCCTGCTCGGGCAAAGAGTGACCACTTAATCTAGATGATATATCTCTCTTAACTATCTAAATATGCTTCGAGTCCTTAGACGAAGAAGCATACGAACGCAGTTCGTTTATAAATAGTGATATAGAGTGGATAAAATTATGCCTTTAACTTTTTCTCAAAGATTAATTGTAGAAGAAAAATTAAACGAAAGCCGAATTCTCTTAGAGAATATATGCCGAGGTTTGACTGAAGAACAAAATACAATAATTAAAAGAATACATAGAGAGTTTTTACCTTTAATTGAAGCAACATTAACTACAGATCAAATATCTCAATTATTTAAAAATGTAGAGCAATCAGCAACTGCTAGTGGATCTAACAGAACTGGATTGGGAAAAGCCGTAGATGTTGCAAAATTGCCTGTCCAAGCAGTTCAAAAAGTTAACGATATTATTAACAAAGCAGGGCAGTGGGCGCAAAACACTAAACCTGTACAGGCGTTTGATCAAAAATTTGAAGAACTAAAAGCAAAGATTAGTTCTAAGTTTCCAAATTTAACTCAAAACTTAACTCAAGCAGGAGAATGGGCTAAAGCAAATCCTGGAAAAACCGCAGTAATTATTGGTGTATTAACTGCTGTGGCATCATTAGCAGGAGGACCTTTAGGTGGTGCTATCGCAGGTCAAATACTGAGAGGCACTACTGAATTAATGAAAGGTGAAAAACTTTCGACTGCAATTGGCAAGGGTGCTAAAGCAGCCGCAGTTGGTGCTTTAGCCGGTTGGAGTATTGATAAAATTGGAGATTTCTTAGGCAGTGGGTTAAAAATGGTTGCTGATAACTTATTTCCTGGGGCACGTAGACTTAATCTTTCCTTTATGGTTAGTGGTACGGGACCTTCTACATTTCAAAATTTACGAGATGTAATAGGCAAACCTGAAGATTTAGAACCTATACGTGGTGCATGGAATCAAGCAGCAGAGGCTTGGAGGAACGGTCAATATAGTCAAGCAGAAGCATTGTTTCAGCAGGCAAAAGATGCAGCAGCCAAATTAGCCGATCCTGGTTATGCTGCTCAATTAGCACAAGATGAAAATGCAAGACAAGCAATTGTAGATGGTGCTAAAAGTGTAATGGCTGCGTCTGACGCTTTGGCAGTGGCTGCACAAGGCGCTGTTACAGGTGCGGTTGGAAATCAAAAACCAACGCAGCAATCAACGCCGGAAAGTTTATCTTTTCAACAAATTAAAAAAATATTCTATACTGTAGATAGAAAATATCTAGTTCAAGAAGGTATTGCAGATACAATTAAACAATTTGGTTCAAATTTAACTACTAAAATTACCGCCGATAAGTTAATGAAAGCATGGAAGGCGGCAGGAAGTCCGACAGACAGCAATGCTATTGCTGATATTTTAAAAAATGCCGGAGTTGACGATTCTATTATTTCGTCAACTTTTCAATCTATGAATATTGCATCAACTCAATCTTCACCGGTATCTCAAACATCAAGTCAGCCATCTACAAAACTTACTGTGGCTCAAATTAATCAAGCAATTAAAATTTTAAGATTACGAGATTTACAAAGTATTCAAAAAACAGTAAATAACGTATTATCGAAGAGATCTAATCAACCTACTACTCCTTGAAGGATATAAAATGCGTATTGAAGAACTTATTATTGAAAACCAACAACTTGATGAACTAACAGCAGCGCAAGTCGGACAAGGAATTGGTAGAGCTGCTACTGCTACTGGTACAGCATTAGGTGCAACTGCTGGCGGAGCAGTTCAAGCAGGTAAAAATTTCTGGCAAGGAGTAAAGCAAGGTTGGCAATCAGGAAAAAGTTCAGTCGGCGGTGGAGCAGCACCTGCTGCGGGAACAGCACCTACAACTGGGGCAGCACCTGCAACAGCACCTGCTGCGGGAACAGCACCTACAACTGGGGCAGCACCTGCTGCGGGAACAGCACCTGCTGCGGGAACAGCACCTGCTGCGGGAACAGCACCTGCTGCGGGAACAGCACCTGCTGCGGGAACAGCACCTGCAACAGCACCTGCTGCGGGAACAGCACCTACAACTGGGGCAGCACCAAAAGTTACCGTAACACAAATTAATCAAGCAATACCAACTTTAAGAACAAGAGATTTGCAAAGTGTTAAGAAAAATGTAGACGCTATTGTTGCAAAGAAAAGCAGAGGAGCAGCGCCTGCAACTGGAGCAGCACCTACAACAGCGCCTGCAACTGGGACACCTAATTTACAAGTACAACAAGGTGGTAAGAAGAAAACTGCTGCCTTGTTACAACCTAAACAACAAGCAGTTCCTGAATCAAAATTTTACAGTAAATTTTTAAATATGGACATTTAAAAGAAAGGTAGTCCAGTTTTTTTAGTTGTTTCTAAATTATCTTCAATGATTTTAGAAATTAACATTCTTTCTTCTTGACTAAGTTCATAGGCTTCAGATAAAGTTATTCCGCCCCTCATGTACCAACAAATTTTGTAAAGTTCTGATTTTAAGGCTTTTGTATCTTTATCGTATTCTTTGATAAACTTATCAATACCTTCAACGTCTAGATACAAAAGCCTTAGACGAAAAAAGTTGATGGGTCAAACACTAGTGGTACTTCAATTTTATCTTCTGTGTAACCTTTATCTTTAATATCTTGCGGTGTTGTAATAGTTAAATTGGGAACAGCATTGTTGGCTTTTTGTGTTTCTAAAAAATTTTGTATTGTATTAAACATTTGTTTGTCAATGTTATTAACAAATTCTTTTATATGTTGAGGATTGTCAGTACTACCGGCTGATGAATCAATTTTATAAACACTATTTTGAACAATACTAATTGTTACTTCAGTTAGTTTATTAAAACTTTCTTTAAACGCTTTTATTTTTTCTTCTTCAGAAATTTCATCATTGCCTACAATTGACATTATTTTTTGAGTTTCAAAAGATTTTAATGCTGCTTCTGAAATATGTTTATATGTTAATGGTTTTACAAAAACAGTTAAATTATCATTAATAGATATAGCATCTTCCCAAGAAATTTTTGCATATAATGAATCTAAAACTTGTCGTAGGTCAACATTACATGTAAATTCGTTTTCTCCTACTGTAATAGGAGTTTCCATAATTTCACCGTAGGTTGCTAATCGTAGTCCAATTAATATTATATCTAAATCAATAGCCGGAATATGCCAAGCATTTTTTATGTGTGGCATACAATTTTGAATTACATCAACCACTGCTTGACCGCTCATAACAGCATCCGGAATTTTTAACATTAACTCATCTCTAGCAGTCATTGAATAAACAGGATATTCTCCTGTTTCGGTTACTTCTAAACTTCCATTAGGCCAAAATTTACCTTGGCTAGGTAATTTAATATAAATCTTTGGCTGACGCATAAATGCAGCCAAAGGATTCGGTGTAATTTTTAGTGGATCAGATGTCATTTTAATCTCCGATAAATAAACTGATAAACCCGGATAAACTATTTATCTACTAATTTAACTCATAAAAAACAATGGCTGACGTAACAGGAACAATTGGCAACGAATACGTTGAATTAAACAACGCAGCAACAGAAGCGACTTTGCGGGCATTATTAATGGCCGTTACTTCTGCAAATAAGCAGAATGTTTCCGAAATACGACGACTTGCAGAAAAAACAGGTGCTGCCAGTGCTGGAGGAGCAACAGTTGACCCCGGAGCAGTGCAATCAGTTAATACTGGATTAATGGGGATAGGTCAAAAAGTTGGAGGATTTGCTGCCAGTGTCGTTAGTGCCGGTATTAATGTAGGAAAGGCTTTAGGAGATTTTGGAGGAAAATTATTAGAAGGACAAGCACAAACTAGCGATCTTTTAAAAGCATTTACAGCATTGCCCGGTCCTATAGGAAAAGTAGCAGAAGGTTTTAGATTAATACAATTATACCAAGAACAAAATTTTAAAACATTTCAACAAATTACCAGTGTCGGTGTAAATTTTGGAGGAGAACTAACTGCGGTAAGGTCAGCAATGGCTGCGATGCGACTTACCCAAGAAGAATACGTTGCATTTAATAAGGCTAACTCACAAAATTTAGCAAAAATGGGTTCCGATGTAAACAACGGTGCTAAAAATTTTAAAGAACTTTCCAACGCACTTCAAGAAGGTGAAACTGGTATAAGATTAAAAGCATTGGGATTTACAGCAGCAGAAGTTAACAGCGGTTTAGCAAGTTTTGTCAGTGCGTCTGGTGGTAGAAGTCGTCAAGAAATGCAAAACACAGCGGCTCTTGAAAAAAGTGCAAAAGCGTATTTAGAACAATTAGATGCATTAGCAAGATTGACAGGTGAAAGTAGAGAAGAGCAAGAAGCACAGGCAAAAGAACGAGCAGCGAACGCTGCCTTACAAAATCATTTATCTACATTAAGTGTAGAAGAAAGAGCAAAAGCAGAAGCAGCATTGGCTCAGGCTCGACAACGAGGAGGCAAGGGAGCAGAACAGGCGTTAATGTCGAGAATATTAGGATTGCCTCCTATGACAGGTCCTGCTAAAAAGTTTGAAGCATTTGCTACTAATGCAGGAGAAGTACTAGGAAAATATGCAGACACAGTTAAAGATAAAACAAAAACTATTGATGATATTGGAAAATTAGGCGCTTCATTACAAGGTGCGTTAATAAAAGACGTTAAAGACAAACAAGAAGTATTAAGAGTATTATCTTTACAACAAGGTGAAAATGCTGAAATAGCAACTGATTTATTAAAAATTCAAAATAGATCAACTATGCAAGGCATTGAAACTGAAGAAGATGCCCAAGCACAAGAAGAACGAATAAGAAAAGAACAATTAGCACAACAAACTGGATCTCAAGCAAGGACTCAAGCCACATTTCTTCAATCTATGGAAGAAATAAGAAAATCTCTGATAGATAAATTTATAAATCCAATTGTTCAACTAGTTGAACCTGTATTGAACAGATTTGGAAATTTTTTAAAAGATGTTCTTGTTCCTAAAATTGAACAGTTAGGGAATTATCTCAATAATGAAATAATTCCCATGTTTAAAAAAATGTGGACTACTGTTAGTGAAATGCTTGAACCTTGGTTAAGTGCAGCAGGTGTCGCTTTAGAAATTTTATGGGGCATTGTAACAAGAGTTGGAGAGTTTATTGGCGGTGCATTTAAACTATCTTTTGAAGCATTAAAAGTTGTGGTAGATCTCCTAAAAGAACCTTTTGAATTTTTAGGAAATAAAGTTAAAAGTGCATTAGAAGGATTTCAAAAGTTAGATGCTGCATTAGGTGGAAGTTTAACTAATGCAATTGCTGGGGTAGTAACTGGATTACTTGGACTTAAAGCCATTTTAATGGCAAAAGAATGGTTAGATGCAAAAAAAGCAGCAGGAGCAGCAGGAGCAGCAGGTCCTGGAGGTGGTGGAACTGGCGGAGGTGGATTGTTAACTAGACGCGGTTATAGTCCTGATAAACCACTTTTTGTACAACTTGTAGGAGGATTTGGTGGAAGAGGCAGAGGAAGGGGAAGAGGCCGAGCACCTACTGCTGGAGGCGGACCTAGACCAGGTGGCGCCCCTGCTGTTAGTACACCTCCCAGCCCACCTGCAGGAGGCGGCGGAGCAACAGCCGCTAGAGCGGCAACTACTGCCGCAGCCGGTGCCGGTACGACAGCAGCAACCGCAGCAGGATCTGCAACGGCTGGCGCAGGCGCGGGTGCAGGCGCCACAGGCGCTGCTGGTTCAAAATTTAGTGTTCCAAAACGATTTTTAGATATTTTGAAAACTGTGAGAGGTGTGCCCGGACTAGCAGCCTTAGTTGGTGCTTTAGATTTAGTAAACATTGGATTAAGCAAAGGTCAATATCCAGATGAAAGTGCATTCTATGCAGATATAGCCAAGTCAATTTCAAGTACAGCCGGCGGTGTCGCCGGAGGGGCATTAGGTTCAGCACTAGGATCATTAGTTTTACCTGGTATTGGAACGATTGCCGGTGGCGCAGCAGGTTGGATGATTGGAGCATATGGAGGAGATTGGTTTGCTGGTAAAGTTGTAGATTACTTAAAAGCAGGTAAAGAAAAAGTTCCAATGGCTGCTGGGGGAATTGTAACTAAACCTACTAATGCCCTTATTGGAGAAGCAGGACAACCAGAAGCAGTATTACCTTTAGATAGATTAGGAGAAATCTTACAAAATTATTCAACAGGTCCGACACAAAATTCATCTGCTGCTGCTCAAAAATTGCCCGGAGATGTTAGTTCTACTTCAGATGTGTCGTGGGAAAGTTTACATAATGAGTTACAACGATTAAATAATATATCGTCGGAAACCTTAAAATATATTAAAGAAACAGCCGAATATTCAAGGAGAACTGTTGATGCGACTCGCGCTCTAAGCGGCGATCTTTTTAGCATGTAAAAATTATGTCTTGGAAAAAATACTTCACTCCTGTTAATACTTCTGGTGCGTTAAGTCCAATAAATGGATCAAATGCATCAAGTTTATCATCAACACCCGCACATAGAAATTATTCTAGTTTTTTGCCAGATGTTTATTCTGGTCATCCGAACCGTTTAGAAAGATATGGGCAATACGACACTATGGATGCAGATAGTGAGGTAAACGCTGCATTAGATATTTTAGCGGAATTTTGCACACAACAAAACGAAGAAAACGGTACACCATTTAGAATATTTTTTAAAGAACAAGCCACAACTACAGAAGTAACAGTTATTAAAAAATACCTTCAACAATGGTCAAAACTGAATAAATTTCAAAAAAGAATATTTAAAATTATTAGAAATGCATTCAAATATGGTGATGTATTTTTTGTAAGAGATCCAGAAAATCAAAGTTGGATGTATGTTGATCCGGCAAAGGTTGACAGTATTATTGTTAACGAAAGCGAGGGTAAATTACCTGAACAATATCTAATTCGAGATTTTAATCCTAATTTACAAACATTGGCAACAACTGCTATTAATCCTAGTAACGTAACAGGCGGTGGAAGTCAATATGCCAGCGGTTATGCAGGTAATAATGCAGGTGTTGGTATGAGTAGGGGCATGACCGGTGCGTATCCTACAAATTTAAATGCCAATAGATTTCAAAAAAATGAACAGCAATATGCTATAGATGCAGAACATGTTATTCATATCAGCATGAGTGAAGGATTAGATAATAACTATCCTTTTGGTACTAGTTTGTTAGAAGCAATTTTTAAAGTATATAAACAAAAAGAATTGCTTGAAGATGCTATTATTATCTATCGAATTCAACGAGCACCGGAGCGTAGGGTATTTTATATTGACGTTGGAAACATGCCAAGTCACTTAGCAATGGGGTTTGTGGAAAGAGTAAAAAATGAAGTAAACCAAAGACGCATCCCAAGTGTCACTGGCGGGAGCCAAAGCGTAATAGATGCCGGATATAATCCACTTTCAATTAATGAGGACTATTTTTTCCCACAAACAGCAGAAGGTCGAGGTAGTAAAGTTGAAGTATTACCTGGGGGCACTAATTTAGGAGAAATTGATGATCTTAAGTATTTTACTAATAAGTTGTTTCGTGCTTTACGGATTCCTAGCAGTTATCTACCTACTGGTCCCGACGACGGAGGATCTAACTTCAATGATGGTCGAGTTGGAACAGCATACATTCAAGAATTACGATTTAACAAGTATTGTGAGAGATTACAAAGTTTAATTAACGAACATTTCGATAATGAATTTAAATTGTATCTTCATAACAAAGGAATTAATGTCGACAGCAATATTTTTGAAGTAAAATTTAATCCTCCTCAAAACTTTGCAAGTTATCGTCAAGCAGAAATGGATGGAGTTAGAATGACTAACTTTACCAATGTTTCTCAAATTCCTTATTTGTCAAAGAGATTTGCTTTAAAGAGATTCTTAGGATTATCTGCTGAAGAAATGGCCGATAATGAAAAACTTTGGAAAGAAGAAAATGTTGATGAAGATGTAACATTATCAGCAGGTGCAGAATTGAGAAGTGTAGGTATTACTGCTTCGGGAATGGGCAGTGATATGTCGGCTTTATCTAATGCTACTACTCCACCGACAGCGCCTGCAGAAGGAATGCCATCTGAACAGCCACCTGTTGAACCAGCACCACCGGCATAAATATTATCATGTTTTTAAGAGAATTCATTTATTTTGATAAAAAGAATGCAGAAATGCAGGAAGATCCTCGATATGAATCTTCCAAAGACACTAGCGTCTTAAATCCTGATGATTTAAGAAAAACTAGATTAACTCTTAGAATGTTAAACGAATTAAGAAAAGCAGGCGATGCAAGGGAAAAAGAAAGAAAAGAAGATTTGGCACTGGTAAGAAAAATATATGCTGCACCTCCACCTGAAGCAGCACCATAAAAATAATTTTTTTTAATTTTTTAGGTCAAAAATTGCTATTTTTGGCCTATTTCGTCTGCATTTTTTTAATATTTTTTAAATAATAACACAGCCTTGCCGCAACCAAAATAAGGAGAATATTTGCAATGTCTAAAAAGTTTGAAGAACTTGTAGACTTAGTCGTCAACGAAGAAATGGATAAAGCCCACGAACTTTTTCACGAAATCGTTGTTGAAAAGTCTAGAGAAATTTACGAAAATTTAATTGCTGAAGAAGCAGAAGACGACGTTGAAGAAGGTATGACGGACGACGATGTCGAAGAAGGAATGGAAGACGATGTCGAAGAATCTGCCGAAGATGATGTCGAAGAAGGAATGGAAGACGATGTCGAAGAATCTGCCGAAGATGATGTCGAAGAAGGAATGGACGACGCCGAATTTGAAGATGCTTACGACATGGACGAAGGAGACGACGACGTAGAACCTTCTGGATTAGAAAAAACTGGCGATTTTGAAAAAGAAATTTCTGCTGACGAACCTGGTTCTGAAGAAGATGCCATGTCAGGAATTAAAGATGCTATTGCTGAACTAGAAGCAGCCTTTGCTGAATTAGAAATGGCAAAAGGTGGAGAAATGGGCAGCATGGATGACATGGGTGACATGGGCGACGCAATGCCCGGTGACGATAAGCCAGAAGATCTAAAAATGGGGTTTGCTGAAGGCAAACGCATGACCCGTGAATATGTTGAAAAAGTTGGTAATGATTGGGACAAAAATTCCATGAAAAGCCAAGGTCAATATGTCGGAGCAGGAACAGGTGATAAAGATGGTGCTCCAGTAGAAGGCCGTAGCCCAATTGCATCCGGTAAAAACAAACCAGGTCCTGCAGGTGTTAATGCAGGAAACCTAGTTCAAGGTGGAGTTGAAGGACAAAGTAATACTGGAACAAGTCCTGGCAAAGTTAATCATGGTGTTGTAAAAGCATCCGGTGAAAAGTTTGACAAAGGACAAGGAAATGTTCCTGGCGGAAAAATGGGTGTTAAAAACCTAAGCAAAGTCGCAGGTGGACACGGTGCCGAGAGGAAGGGCGCAGGTCCAGGTCCAGTAGGTTCCGGAACAGGCGACAAAGCCGGTCAAACTAGCATTGATCCTGCAACAAGCAAGCAATTCTTAAAGCCATATAGCAAGTAATTAGAGAACCTGGATGAAATTTGCATATTTAAAAGAACATTTAAGTTTTGATCAGTCCGGTATCATAATGGAGTCGGACGACAAAGATGGCAAAAATCTTTATTTAAAAGGTATTGCTATCCAAGGAGGTATTCGAAATGCTAATCAACGAGTATATCCTGTTGACGAAATTGAACGTGCAGTTAAAACTTTAAATCAACAGATCGAAAGTGGTTATAGTGTTCTTGGAGAAGTAGATCATCCAGATGATCTTAAAGTTAATTTAGACCGTGTTAGTCACATGATTATGAACATGTGGATGGACGGTCCTAATGGATACGGTAAGTTTAAAATCTTACCAACCCCAATGGGCAACCTTATTCGCACAATGCTTGAAAGTGGTGTAAAACTTGGCGTCAGTAGTAGAGGCAGCGGCAACGTTGACGATATGACTGGCAAAGTATCTGACTTTGAAATTATTACTGTGGATATAGTTGCACAACCTAGCGCCCCAGGTGCTTATCCGACTCCTGTTTATGAGCATTTGATGAACACTAGGGGAGGAAATAAAGCATTTAGAGTTGCTACAGAAGTAAAAGAAGATCCAAAGGCCCAAAAATATCTTAAGGAATCACTCCTTAATATTATTAAAGGTCTAAAATAAGCCCGAGGAGAAATATAAATGTTGGACGCATTCAAAAAATTGGTTGAAAGTGGGTTAATTAACGAAGACGTTAAGTCTGAGTTAGAAACTGCTCTTGCCCAAAAATTACAAGAGAATCGCGACCAAGTAACCGCTGAACTTCGTGAAGAATTTGCTCAGAAGTACAATCATGATAAACACATTATGGTTGAAGCAATCGACAAAATGTTAAGCGACAGATTGGCCGCAGAAATGGCCGAATTGCATGAAGACAAAAAGGCTCTAGCAGAAGCAAAATCAGCATATCTTTCAAAGATGAATGAGAATGCTAAAAAGCTAGAAGGATTTGTAATCAAACAACTCGGTAAAGAAGTAGTAGAATTTCAAAATGATCGCCGTAAGGTAGGTGAAAATTTTGAAAAATTAGAACAGTTTATTGTACACGCACTTGCTAAAGAAATTAAAGAATTTGCGGTCGATAAACAAGATTTAGCAGAAACAAAAGTTAAACTTATTCGTGAAGCGAAATCTAAATTTGAAGAACTCAAAACTGCATTCATTAAACGTTCCGCAAAAGTTGTTGAAGAGGCTGTGACTAAGAAACTTACTGCTGAAATTACTCAGCTTAAGGAAGATATTGACAGTGCTCGTAACAATGATTTTGGAAGAAGAATTTATGAAGCATTTGCACAGGAGTATGCCGGTTCTTACTTAAATGAAAAATCTGAAACAAGCAAATTGTTAAAGATTATTCAAAAGAAAGAACAAGAACTAGCAGAAGCAAAACAGGCTGTTGAAGAAAAGTCGACTTTAGTAGAATCTGCACAACGTGAAATTCGCGTTACTAAAGATCTAATGGAGCGCAAACAATTAATGGCCGAATTAATGTCACCACTTAGTGGTGAAAAAAGAGGGGTAATGCAAGAATTGTTAGAAAGTGTTCAAACACCAAAACTACGTTCTGCATTCGACAAATACCTACCCGCAGTAATGGAAGGCGCAAAAACAAAAGTAGAAAAGAAAACTACTTTAACAGAAGGGACTGCTGTAACAGGCAACCGTGAAGTAAAGCCCGAGGTAGGCTTAGATAACATTGTAGATATCCGCAAATTGGCGGGTCTATCAAAATAAATTCAAGGAGAAGACTTAAATGTCAAAACTTTTAAATGAAAGATGGTCAGAGACCAAAGAAGCTCTGCTTGAAGGCCTACAAGGTAACCGTAAAGCTTCTATGGGCGTTTGCCTAGAAAACACACGTCGTTACTTAGCAGAGTCTGCAACAGCAGGTGCAACAAGTGCTGGAAATATTGCTACACTAAATCGTGTCATTCTTCCAGTTATTCGTCGTGTTATGCCAACAGTTATTGCTAACGAAATCATTGGTGTTCAGCCAATGACAGGACCTGTTGCACAGATCCACACTCTACGTGTTCGTTATGCTGACGGTGTTGGTTCTGGTGATGTTGTGACAGCAGGTGAAGAAGCACTAAGCCCATTCAAGATTGCTCAAGCATATTCTGGAAATAACGCTTCTGCAGGCGGCGCAGCAACAACTGCCGCTCTAGAAGGTACACCAGGTAAGCGTATGAGCATTCAAATCTTAAAGACACCAGTCGAAGCTAAGTCTCGTAAACTAAGCGCACGCTGGACCTTTGAGGCTGCACAAGATGCACAAGCACAACAAGGTATTGATATCGAAGCAGAAATTATGGCTGCTCTAGCACAAGAAATTACTGCTGAAATTGACCAAGAGATTTTAACAAATCTACGTGCTCTAGCAAGTGTTGAAGAAACATACGACCAGGCTTTAGTTTCTGGTACTGCTACATTCGTTGGTGACGAACATGCTGCTCTAGCAATTCAAATCAACCGTGTAAGTAACTTAATTGCTCAAAGAACACGTCGTGGTTCTGCTAACTGGGCAGTTGTTTCTAACCAGGCTCTAACAATTCTACAGAGCGCAACAACCAGTGCATTTGCACGTACAACAGAAGGCACATTCGAGGCTCCAACAAACACCAAGTTCGTTGGTACTCTAAATGGTGCAATGCGTGTTTATGTTGATGCATACATGAGCGACACAAACGACAACAACCAAATTCTTGTTGGTTATAAGGGTTCTAGCGAAGCAGACGCTGCTGCGTTCTATTGCCCATATATTCCTCTAATGAGTTCTGGTGTTGTTCTAGATCCAGCAACATTCGAGCCAGTAGTTGGCTTCCTAACACGTTACGGATATGTTGAGTTAACAAACACAGCATCTTCTCTAGGTAACGCTGCTGATTACTTAGGTAAGGTTGCAATCACAAGTGCAAACGTAAGTTTCAAGTAATCAACTACTTGATTTTTACACCATCAAAACCCGCTTCGGCGGGTTTTTTATTAAATACAGAGTCTAGAGTATTATGCGGAGGTCCAACCGCGTATGGCCTAGAACGCCAAATATAAGGAGAAAAACAAATGGGACGTCCTATTAAATCAAAATATTTCGGAGTACCTAAAGGAACAGGTACAGGTGGTGAAGGTGTTAGTTTAGTTACACTTGGAACAAACCCTGAATCTACATTAACAGTTACCGTTGTTTTCAGTGCACCGGACTTGCCGGGCGGAACAACTGCTGCTGGTACTGCTGTAAAAACTGGAAACACAGTAACAAGCGTAACAGTAGATTCTGCAGGATCTGGATACCTAACAGTACCATCAGTTTCGTTTACTGGAACTAGTATGAGTGTTATTGGAAGTGCAACTGCTACATTAACAACTAGCGTAAGCAACGTTATTCGTGCTACTGCATTTTTAACAGGCGGTTCTGCATTAGTTGCAGACATCGACGAACAGGTAGCAAGTAAAAAATACCGTGTTCAAACAGCAAATGGTACAGATGTAGCAAGATTAGTCAGTACTAATACAGATCAACTAGTTGCAGGTCAGATGAATATTCTTGCAACAGATGGAAATGGAAGTACTTATTGGGTTAAAAAATTAACTGCCCGCAGAGCCGTAGTTGTTCAATCTACAGCCAGTGGAAGTTTTGTCTTTAACAGCGGTGCTTCTGTTGGATGGAATTTAGATGCAGCAAACAGTACTGATGTCTTAGTTGACAATCATTGATGTCTAGTTAAATCTAAATTAATAGGGGGCTCGCCCCCTATTTTTTTATACAGGTAAATAGTAGTATGACATCAAATTGGGCTTTACCTACAAACATCATTCAATATTCCGAAGAAGATAGTGAAACCTCTCATGTTCAATGGACTGAAATTGACAACTTTTATAGTTTAAAAAATTTAGACGGTAAATTTGTTAAAACTCAAAGAGACTTATTACACATTGCTCGTGATCCAAAAAAAGATTTAGTTGAAAAAACATATTTTTTAAAGTTAACCGGATTTAATTTTATCAATATTCCGTCGAACATATCAGGTTTTGAAGTAAAAATTACAATGAATAGATTCGGTAGAATAACTGATGATACCATTCAATTGTGTCTCAATGACAAATTAATTGGAGATAATAAAGCAAATTTAGATTTAGCACCAATTAAAATTTATGGAAACGAAAATGACTTATGGGAAACAAACATATCAAACTCAGGTGTTATTAACAATTCATTCGGAATTGTTTTAAGATTTATGAGTCATCCAAGATGGCCTCATAAAAATTCTGCAATGATAGACACGGTACAAATAAGAATCCATTAAAAATAAATACATCTGAGGATCGAATAAATGTCACTTACTAATGTATCAAATTATCCCGGAAATTATGTAATTAAGGCCCTAGACGGTTATGTATTAGTTTTTGTGCCGAATAGTAACATTATTTTACAATCTCCCAAAACTAGGGTGACGGGAGATCTGTTTGTTGATCAAAATGCCACAGTTGAAAGAGATTTAACTGTTAATAATAACTCTATATTCGGTAACACTGATGCTGATACAATTAACCCTATTGCACAGTTTATTAATAACTTAATTCCTCAAGAAGAAGAAACTTACGATATTGGCTCCCAAGAAAATTATTGGAATAGGTTATATGTAGGAAGTTTTTTGACTTTAGGAACAGGTACTACTTACAGAAACACAATTACTAATACAGAAAACGTTTGGAATCCGTACTTACCTTCACCACAAGGACGACCATACGATCCAAATGATGTTTACGGTACAAAAGAACAACGAGAACAAGGTGCATTATATATTGCTGGCGGTGTTGGTATTGAAAAAGATTTAAACGTCGGCGGATACATTTATGGTAGAATCGAAACTGCAAACACAACAACTTTCGTTGATTATACTGCAACAAATATAGATCAAGAACTAAAATTAATTTTCATTAACGAAGATCCTTCAAATCAAAGTGCAGTTTTTATTGATGAAATAGGAACTGAAGACGGATTAAATTATAATCCTTTCTTAGGAAGAATTACCACAGATAGAATAATCGTTGCTGAAACAGATCAAGCGACTAGTACTTTAACAGGTGCTTTGCAAGTTGTTGGCGGAGCTGGAATACAAAAAAATGTATTTGTCGGAGAAAATATTAATGTTGCTCAAGATGCTTATGTTGGCGGAAATGTAACAGCGACAAATGTATTACCTCAAGTAGATTCTACTGGTACAATTGGTCAAGAAAATAGGCAGTGGACAGACGGATTCATTGAAAATTTATACACTAAAATTATTAGATCCACGACAGGTAGTATACAAATTATACCAAAAGATCCTTTAACTGAGATTATTGGTGATATTAGAGTTCGTGGTACTAATCCAGTTGGTACTGCACCAGTAGTTACAAATACATTGTATGTCACTGTTGACGGAAATGATACCAATGACGGTCGTGCGCAAGATTCTAGCCGAGCATGTCGTACAATTGGAGGTGCATTAAACAGTCCGTATTATCAACCAGGTACACAGATTTTAGTCAGCGCCGGGCGTTATCTTGAAGATAATCCATTAAGATTAAAACCTTATACAAGTATTCGTGGTTCTGACATTAGAACTACATTTATTGAACCAATTAATAAAACACAAGATTTATTCCATGTAGATAGTGGATGTTATCTAAACTACATGACATTTTTAAATGGTCGAAGTGGATTATTAGAAGGCCCATATGCTCCTGGATTTAATAGAGGAGCCTATGCGACAGCGTTTCCTCCATTAGAAGGTGATAAACGAATTGATTTATTCCATTCTCCTTATGTACAAAACTGTACAAATCAGAGCGGACCTTGGTTGAAAGATGGAACATTATATCAACCAAATCAAACAGTTCAAATTCCTGAAGCAGTTGGCACTGGTACTTGGGTTAAGAACACCACAACTTTATTAGTTACAGTTACTACAGGAACTATTACTGCTGGAATGAGTATAAATTCAGGACAGCAAAATCCTGGATTCTTCAATGCTAGAACTTTAATGCTAGCAAATAAACCTTTCTTGCAAGAACAAGTTATTAATTGGATCTCTGATCAAATTACCACCAATATAGGAAATACATCAAGTATTTGGTGGAATACTGCAACGAATACATCATTTACTTATAGCCAAGAAAAGTGCAGAAGAGATGTTGGAATATTAGTTGAAAATGTTGCGTATGATGCAGCGTTCGGTGGAAACCAAAAATCAGTTGAAAGTGGCTTGGCATATTACAATGGAGTTGTAAGTTTAATCGCAGGTCAAGAAGCACAAACTACT